GGGAGCTCAAAAGAGCCCCCTTGAGCATTTTAATCAATGCGCCTAATGTGTTCGATTCTTCGTGCAATATATGTCATGGCACGCTCAGTAACCACGTCATCAATCGACATGCCAGAGCCTTCGTTTAGAATTTCTACGCCGAAAATTCTCATTACAGCCATTTGACCGTATTCGTTAGCGAAGGTGATTGTGACGTCGAATGGAGGCAATTCATCTACATACTTAGCCAATTGAGGGCTATGGTATGGGTCGCCATCTAGTCCTGTCATAAACTCGTTCCATTCATCCATGGTGTAGTCGGCTCTAGAACTTCCCAGGCTTCGATCAACACCATATATATATTTTTCACCCATCTCTTCCATAAGTGCATCTCTATCGAACACCGTAAAGACTAAGTTACCAGCAATTCCACGCTTCCCACGTGAAAAACTGCGTGGGTCAGGACTACCAAGAGTGTAGATAGGAGCCTTTTCACGTGTAACGCTATAGGTGATCCCTTGTAGCTCGCCAATAACTTTGTCGTTAAATGTTGCGACAATATCGGCGCCCGAAAAGGACGTAAATGTTTTTGTATAGTTGTCAGCCACTTCTTCACATCCTTTCATAAGAAGGAGCCCGACTGGGGCCCCTTAGCGTTCTACTTCCGAGCAATATGCTCAATTCTGCGAGCTACATAAGTCATAGCACGTTCGGTTACAACATCATCAATAGACATACCCGAACCTTCGTTCAGGATTTCGACTCCAAAGATCTTCATCACAGCCATTTGACCATATTCATTCGCAAAAGTAATGGTGATATCAAAAGGCGGAAGCTCGTCTACGTAGCTAACATTGGTTGCTCTTGCATCACGATCGTTATCAGTAGGAACAGTTGGGTTCCATTCGTGAATAGCAGTGGGGCCCCCTTCTTTAGAGTAGTCCAAGCCACGTCCGATTCCGTAGATTTTCTGACCTTCACCTATCTCGGATAAGAGTGCGTCACGGTCGAATACGGTAAACACCAAGTTACCAGCAATGCCACGTTTACCACGTGAGAAGCTACGTGGGTCTGGGCTTCCTAGAGTATAAATCGGTGCTTTTTCACGGGTAACACTGTAGGTGATACCCTGAAGTTCTCCGATTACCTTGGAGCCGAAGGTAGCGACAATATCAGCACCTGAGAAAGACGTAAACGTCCTTGTATAGTTGTCGGTAGCCATCTCCATCCTCCTTTATTTATAAAGTACTATTATTGAGCATTATCAAAGCTTGCTCGTACAGTTACAACTGTCTTAATCTTTCTGAGTTCGAATGCAGGAACAAGCTCTAGTTCAATAACAGCTTCGCCACGTGCCAAATCCATTGGGTTAGCAAGGATGGTAAAGCGATAATCGACAATAGCGCCAGCCATCTTCATNGCACTTAATCCAGACTCAATAGCAGTCTGCATAGAGTTAAAGTGCTGAGGTGTTCCAGCTTCGCCAATAAANGGCTCTGTTGCTTCACGAGTAACACCGATAGCTGCGTTAACAATGCGAACAGTAGACAGACGACCATAGTCAGATCCAGGGCGAGCAGCAGTGACACCATCGGTTACAACTACGCCACGACCTACACGATTACGTAAGGTTACAAAGCGCTTAGATGCAAGGTTGTTCAACTGNGCTGGAGACAAGATATAACGCATACCTTGAACGCCATTTACAACCTTGTTAGTTGTCGCTGACTCTGGAGCCAAGGTGGTAATTAAACCAGCGTATGAGCTTGCAGCATCGGAAGTATATACACCCAACTTGTGGTCGCTGTAAATAGGCTCAGCAAACACAATCGAGATGTATTTACCAACATCTAATGGCTCGCCGTTGCTACCAACAATAGAGTCATGTTGGAGATTAACATCAGATTGTGCTAGAGCATCTACAGTGTTTTTAATTGCATCGAGCGTTGGATTTTCGATAGGCTGTACAGCGATAACACCATGTCTCTCGCCAACACGTTGAGATGCCTCATAGCAATGCTTTGCAAGGAGATTAGCTGCTTCAAAGCCTACGCTTGAACCATTTACTGTTACGTATAGGCCAGCAACAACAATAATATCAACGTCATAGTCTACGAGTAAGTCAAGAGCATCGCTCATTGCGGTGTACAATTGCTCTTGGGTCTTATTGATCCCGTCATCGCCACCAGCTAAGGTTTCTGCTGATGCAAGAGCCAGCTCTACAGAAGCTCCAACAGCACCAACTACAACCGCAGACGCATCGTTAGCTTGACTATTGATAGCCTGAGCAAGAGATCCGTAGCTTGCATAGTTTTTAAGAATGTACTTATGATCTACACCCAAAAGGTCGGTAATAATAAGCTCTTTGCCGTCAGTTCCTTCAGCGACTTCCACTTTTACACCATTGTACTTAACGCCAGGATACTGACCTCTAACTTCAAATACTTCGTTCTCTGCTTCATCTTTGAGTGTTAATTTGGCATATTCGCCACCAACACGCATAACCCGAACCTCACCTGCTCCAGCAGACAATGCCTGGTGAAGGGCTGGCAATANGGTTGCGCCGTAAGAATCTCCAGTATATTCGCCGAAAAGTCTATCGGCATCGTCAACACGGTTAACCACAACAGGAATATTGACAGGACCATCAACAGCAGTACCCAAAATCAGGATGCGATCTCTTCCAGAAGTTGTGGCATTCGTAAGGTACATACGAGTGTCTCGCAACTCGGAAGCAAATCCAGGTAAATTATAAGGCATTATTCTTCCTCCTTATTTTGTTTCTCGACAATCTTAACTAAGATATTATCAATAGCCCTTGTGTCGACTTGACGCAAGCGCTCGATAGTCACCCTATAAATTAGAGTGCGACTTCTTTTGTTTTCAAGATACTCTGGAAGAGGGACTTGATTCGGCCTAATAGTTGCAAGATATGAGGGCTCTAAGAATGTTCCTTGAAACCTTACGTCGACAACCCCTTGCCTCTTAAATAGACCTGTATAGGTGTACATAAATTCCTCAAATTCCTCTGCTAGATGCTCTGCTTCTTGATTGGTTTCAGTCCAAATTGAAAATAAGACGTCATAATCAAAGCGTTGCCCAGTAACTATAATCCTAGAATCACTACCATCATCAAATATGTGTCGAATCCTTGATCTTGGCTCAGGCATGCTCTCAGATGGTTGTTTCGTTGTGATCATGTGAGTTATCACTGGGAAAGAACTATTGACGTCAATGTTTACAGGGTAAGCCTGATAAATCTCAACAGGCCTATCTCCATCCCTTTGGGTAACATCCCACACTTGTTTTACAAGGCGTGTAAAATCGAAAATAGAAGCATTATTATCAGCCTGTAGCCTTTCTGACATAGACTCACCCCTTATATTTCAAACTGCACATCTGTACCAATCGAGAGTATTTCTCCTATAGGCACAATCTCTATGTGCAAATGAAGATCATGAAGACCTTCTGTTTTGGGGCTAACACTAAAAGACTTGATTTTGCTGTCTTTAACCATACCCAGCAACTCTTTATTTGCTGCTTCCGTAATTATTTCAGATGACTTTCCGAACTCTTCTCCAATATACATATCAACATAAGATTGTATGCGGGAAACTGCCTCATGCAAGACTCTGACGCACGAGACAGAGGAAAATGGGGAGGAAGGATGGGCCATAGTGTTGCCCTGAATAGGAACTATACCTCTTCGCTGACTCTCTCTAAAAATTACATAGCCAATCTCTACAAGGCCATTAATCTTTTCTTTGGGAAATTCAGTTTCTATTCTGTCAACACCCAGGAGAGGTTTGTTTGTAGAAGATACTTCTGAACCCAAAGAACTAAGCATACCAGCATATGATGCTGATGCATTTGCAATATATCTTTCATTGTTAAGAGTGAAGGCGAAAAGCTGAGGGACAACAGAAAGGTAGTAACTAATATCAATCATTTCTGAGCCAGATGTAGCCTTGATCTTGTTGTTCATAATGGAATTACTTAGTAGTCCATCTGCACTTTGGGAGCGAGCACCTATAATTCCAATAGATTTACTCTCTTTGTTATGCAAGAAAGAGGCAAACTGTAGTGCGAGACTTGTGTCATTTATTTCGTCTTCAAGAAATACATCTAGGGGAACAATGATATGAAATGGAAGGCTTTGTATGAGGGAATAAACGATTTCGAGCCTGCTTAGTAGCTCTCCAGATGGGATAAAGGTTTCTCCATCTTTGTTTATTCTTAGAAGGTAAATGTTTCTAGCACCAGCGCTGTAAGCCTCATTGTAGGCTTCGACCAATCTACCACTACCAAAATAAGCTTTGGCGCTTTTTCGGTTGTGCACGTATGCTGGTGAAAATGATAGGTCTGGGGTTAGCCCTTTTTCTGAAGTTCCAATCAATAGCAGATTATTTGAAAATGTGGAGTTGGGTGGACTTAGAAGTCTTTCTAGAAAAGTAACAGAAGGAATGGTTGTGGCAATCATTTGTCAATCACCTGCAAGTTCTTAATAGGTGCTCTTTGTAGACGATTTGTTATGTCTGGCCTACTCTTTGCACCTACTCGATAATATTCAAGCTTGCCACCTTTACCTCTATGCTTGTCTACAATATTTACTTCAAAAGCCTCCATGCTCTCTTTGATTGGATTTAATCCGTCCCACTCAGCGATGACTATAAACATATTGGAGAATATATTTGACTGTTTTTTAAGGTAGAAATACTGAGCTGGCTCAAGCAGAGTTCCTGTTGCAAACTGCTGAAGCGACTTAGCGATAAAATTATCTGTTGTTCTAAAGTCACGACACTTGTGCCTTTCGAATTTTAAAAGGTATCCAGTACCAAAACATGTTTGACAATCAGAGCGGGCCTCTTTTGTTTGTTCATTCCAGCACAGACAACGCATTTGCATAATGGGTCTTATCAGTATTACGTAAAAACCGTCTCTGTCGATTAGTCTCTCGACTTCTTCTTGAATGTCTATGTTTCCGAATGTTGGTTTAGGTGTGGGATTGAAATTCATATATATCCCTCCCTAAAATCTTCTTTGTGTGAGTGGATATGGATAGCCAGTTTCGCTCTTTGTCGCCACTCTGGGCCTTGCTTTTCCTTTTGAGCCACGCAAGCTCTTCTCACACTTATCTAGATTGTCTTTGATGGATTTAGTTGCCATAGTTATGCTAGCTGGATTGACCTGCTTCTTAGCAATCTGGAAGTCACCCAGTTTTACTTCTTCTCCACTTTGTACTGCTTGTTTCAAAATCTGAGTATTGAGTAACCTCATATCGGTTTCGTATCGAACATAACAGCGATAATATGATATGTTGTTTTCGCTTACTGGTCGTTCAGCAATAAAGTCTGCCCACTTGCTAACGTCATGGATTACTCTATGGATATAGTCATCAGATACATCTTGAATAAATTCACCAATATCCATGCGAACAAGTTCTACGGTGGTATAGTGAGGAAGGAGCGGAGTGGTAAAATGCCAGCTAATATCTTCGGAGATTGTTTCTCCATCTACAGAGGCGATAAGGTTCTTTCCAACATGAACCCTGTACTCGGTTGTCGGTTCAAGATCTTGGTTAAGAGCTATCTTAACGCTTTTGCCTTCAACCTCGACAGTGAAATCAGTATAATATGGAACATCTTCCAAATATTCATCATCTATAGGTTTAGCGATGATTTTAATTTGATCATCAGCAAGGCTTTCTTCTGAAAGAGACTTCGTGTAATTGATCACTATATTTTTTAAAGTCACTGGCACAAAAGAACTTTGTGACTCAGGACTAATGCTTTCAACTTTGAAGTGTTCAGTGGTATCTTCATCTTGATCGCCAGCTTCATCTGTTTTGTCCTCACGGTAAAAAGTCCAAGTCTCAGACCATGCTCCAGAAGATCCATCGCTGCTTACTCCCTTTACCCTCCAGTAATATTGCTGGTTTGGCTCTAGCTCGGTAGGAACAAAGGTGTTTCCAGAAAAGGCAACGGACTCAATCACAATAGTGCTAAAGGAATTGGATTTTGATACTTGGATAGTGTGCAAATCAGATTCTGATAACCATTTTAGTTCTATGTCGCCAAGCATTGAATAGTTTGCTGGGGATAGTAGGGTTGGTATTGCAGGGGTTTCAGATGAAGACGTTGCGAATGTGGAGATGTAATTGCTAGCCATAGTGCTACCATCTAAGGCTGTTAGCGTATTAGCAATTACGGTTACTGTGTAGCTCTCCCCAGGAGACAGGTGGTTGCTAGGGATAAAAGTTATAGTTCTGGACTTATAGGAAAACTCACCAGGAACGTCTACTCCAGAATTGGCTTGCCTAATTTTAACAGCAGAAGCTAAACTAGCTTCATCAACATTAATAACATCAGTGCTAAGCACTATATTGATAGAAGCAGATACAGGGACATTAGTCGCATATCTTGACGGGTTAATACTAACAACTTGCAGTCCTTTGCCTCCAACATACGCCAATTCCATCACCTACTCCCAACTAAAGGGGAGCATTAAGCTCCCCGCTCATTATTTTTTCTTCTTAGAGGTTGATTTCTTTGTAGTCTTTTTGGTCTCTGGCTCTTTAGTCTCTGGCTCTTCTTCAGGAGTTTGAGTTTCTTCTTTGGGAGTTTCGACTTCTACTTTTGGTTCTTCTTTAGTTTTTTGGGTCTTCGTGGTTGTCTTTTTTGTTTTTTTCTTAGGTTCATCATCTAGAGAACCTTGGACAACTGCCATACGACCCTCTTTAACATACTTCTTGATTGCAGAGAAGTCAGTGCCCTCATCTAGAGGGCGACTGACATCTCCAACCTTCCAAAAGTTAGTATTCGATTTTGGCTCCCATAGCGGAGCTAAAGAGAGTAGCTTGACTACTACTGGATATTGGGCCATNTAATTACGCAAGTACCTCAGGATCAATGTTGATAACACGATCTGGCAAGTCGTAAGACTTATCAAATGCGATNTTTTTAGCAGTGGCAATGCCACGGCCCTCCTGAAGAATTCCAATGCCGTATCTTTCAATAGCCTTGATGGTTTGGATGTCACGCAGAGGCTCGTCGAACTGTTCGGTTCTGATGTCGTCTTTAACAAGCAGAATACCGATATTGTTCTTGTCNACTACGTACATNTCAAACTTGCGGTTGGCCCGATCAAAAGGAATGAATGGGCTGAACTGGATATTCATAGCGAAAGGAATACGTCCGCCAACTGCGTTCGGATTCAAAGCAACGCTATTGTCGCCAGCAGCGCCGAGTGCAGGCATAGCAAGGGCATTGATATGCTCGTTCTTTGCAAATACAGACCAGCAAAGTGGATGCATCAATACATCGGTTGGAACCATGCCATTAGCCATCAAGGTGATTACCATATCAACGAAGTCTTCAGTGGACATGGTGTTGTTGAATTCACCCTTGATGTTGCGACCAGTGGTTTTTGCGTTAGGATCGGCGAGATCGTTATCAAACACTACATGACCATGACGAGAGAACTCACGGAAAATCTTCTCTTCTTTATGACGAGCAAGAGCTTCGCCAGCTTTCTTGAGAAGAATAGCGATAACATCCCATTGACTGTCGGAAATCATTTCGTCGGTGACACGGACTTTCAAGCCACTCTTTCCAATCTTTACTTCGGTTGTACGGTAGAGGTTGAAGTCTACGTCGCCTTCAGGAATTTCCTGACCTTCGGCGATATCGAAAGCTCTCATAGCGCTAATGGCTGGGAACTCGATAGAGCGACCTTCGGATAAGCGAACAGTTTGTAGCAATTTGGAACCAATATATATAGGCTCTGCGGAGTCCCGCATTACGTCAGAAATTACACGTGGAATGAGTACAGATACGTCAGGGGTTGCAAGGGCTTCTTTCAAACGGGGCATTTCTTCACGATTAAAATCTAAAGATACTGCCGTGCCCTCTGCAGCCGCCTTAGCTTCTACATAGGATTGTAGTTTTTCTACAAAGCTAGGCATGTTTATATGTCCTCCTTTTTGTTAGCTCTTGTGAATTAGTAGCGCAATGCAATGCGAACAGCGCCAATAGAACCAGCGAAATCCCAACCAGGTAAAATACCTGCNCCAAGACCAGACTCAGCNCCATCAGTGAGACCAGGGATGCCTTGGTAATCTTTCCAAGGACCAGGAGCTCTGTGGTCGCCAGTGAGTGGGAGCTTGTAGTTAGGATCAAATTCGTATCCATCAGTTGCGCTTGGTGCGTCAAGCTTGTTGTTGTCATCAGCACGTTCGCCAGTTTCAACAACAGGAGTGACCCATTTTAGCCATCCAATCGGAGGCATATCGGTCTCTACAGCTAAACATTGACCAACAATGCGAGCTAAGTCTTGAACGGTTGCGGTGGAAAGGTCAAGCTTAACAAACTTACCAAACTTGTCGGAAACTAAGAAGTCTCCAGGTTTTACTGCATGCTCTGGAGTGTCTTCTGCTGCGTAGAAGCAACCCCACTTCATCTTCATGCGGGCAGGAAGATCTGCAAGGGTAACGTCATCTAAGCCAGATAGGCCAGTTAGGTCATAAACGTGTTCGATACCATTGATATAAGGAAGCTCAATGTATTCATGAGTTAAGATATTCGGTTGGTTCCCTTGGAAACGGTCATTAATGTTTTGATATACGTTGTACTGGAGTATACCGATGGGGTTGTTTTTGCCGTTGGCATAAGTGAGACCAAAAGTTGTGCGGTTTACACCTAAATCGGAATACTCATAGTCCTGCACTGGCTCATCGCTGAAAGCTACGATTGTACCCTTGGAGAGAACAACCATGCCAGGGCCTCCATATGAATATTCAAACAAACCTGGGAGTGCAGGATCATGGATCCAGCGCTCAGCAGGGCTAAATACCTGAGAGACAGACAACCTGGAATTACTGCGAGAATTCGCAACTGGTTTTGCACCTTCGAACAAAGGCATTAAGTCTCAGCTCCTTATCTTTTTTTGCTACTTAGTAGGAATTTGAGTGATTCTTCAAGAGAAGACTCCTTCTCTTTTTTCTTAGGCAGTTCTTGCCCTTCAGCAGTAACAATCGTGGAGTTCGCCTCTCCTGGGACAGCGCCTCCAGCAGGATTAGTCACTTTTTCAAGGGCTTTGTGCCTAAGTGCTCCATACGTTTTGCCCTCAGCCAAAAGATCTTTTAGTTGGTCATTGAGAGACTCTGTTGTTCTCTCTAGGTGTTCAGCAATAGCTTTTTCTCTATCTTCTAGCCCAGGCTTGCCAAGCGAGATTTTCAAATCAACAACTCGCTCCACTAGGCTCGTATGGATTTGTGTTTGCAACTGTGCGTTTTCTTGCACCAAAGACTCGTTTTCAGCCTTCAGTGATTCAACCTGGCTTTCGAGATCGGCAATTTTATCTTCTAAAGCCTCTGCGTCTTCGCCATCTTCTTCTGCTTCTTCATTCTTGTATTCTAAAGCACTAATCCTTTGAGATAGCTCAGATACAATGTCTACTAAT